GGCAGTCATGTCACCTGATGAAATTGATGCAGCGTTGGGTGTAGATGTGGAACATTTTGTTACACAATATAATGAACCCTATTGCAGTGTAAAACCACCATCCAATGAATCCTCTGATACAAATCAACGAGATACACTTATTAAGTACTTAACTAAAAATATAGGAAAACCATCGTTGATTTGTCATATAGAATTATATTTTGCAACACTGCAAACCATACAGAGAAAAATAATAGAAAATCATATTTCCGCGATGATCTATGGAATTATTTTAAAAAAAATGGTAGCCCATGCAAAACAAGCCCCCACTGCCACGAAACAACAGTTTTGGATTCGTGAAACCATTCGAACTTTTCACCCTCCGCGTACTAGGTTTAGTGAACACCATCCTGATTATATGATATATCCAGCGATGGATGCAAATAAAGTAATAAAATACAATGTGGATAAAAATAATTCCATGAATGAAGAGGAATGGATAGAATGGTTCACGGCCATGGTTTCTTCAAAGATATCCTTGTATGATTCAAAGGAGTGGCATGAGATGATTCGCATGGGTAAACAATTATATGGAGAAGACCCTATTGTTGCCATGCAAAAAGAATATGATGAACTTAAAATCCTACGAAGAGAAGAGGAAAATAAAGGGATAACCCCTTTAGAAGTACGTGGTACAATTCGTAATAAACACAATGTAGAGGTACCTGTGGTCATTTATGGCGAAGTGCATAATCGAATTGACAATCATTTTTATAAAAAGAAATCTTTTAATGAAGCGCGGAATATAACCATATGGGTGGAGCATGACATGCAGCACTGTACCTTGAAACCAGAGGAAGAAGGCATGTTTACACATGCCAAAGGGTTAGAGTGGGTATGGTTTACCCGTGTCAAAAGAGGATTGCCCGTCACGTGTATTGACAATCGTGCATTTATTGGTTTACCAATGGCAATCATGGAAAATGTATTGCGATTTGTAGCAGGTCTAGCTACCTCTACTGCCCCTACGATTGATGTGCTCACGCGAAAAATAGTAAAAGAGGGCAACTTCGAAGACCTGCGCACCACGTTAACGAAGATTGTTAAACCAATCTTAGGAATACTATCCACACTTGTAAAACAAAAATTTGGAAAGAATACGCATATTATAGAGGTATTTTCTAAGAAAATTAATAAACAGTATCAGCAAATCATGGGTATGTATGAAAGAAACAATGAACCCGTGTATCTCACAGTAGATGGTGTAAATACAACATTGTTTCATCTACAGTTTCAAAATATGGTTACGAATCTGTTAAACATTGCATCTATCATTGTTGATTTACATATTATAAATCTGCTAAAAGAATATGACGATTCAAAACCAATTGCAATTTTTGTAGGAATGAATCATGCATTTCGATTGGCTGAATTTCTGCATTGGGAAATGATACCGAACGATACATTGGATGTGGCCATGTTTGAAGAAATTGCCACGCGTACGATGGATATTCAAAATTACATCATGACCAATAACGATACTACTCTTCAGAATATCATAAGAAATCGGGTAGAAGAAATTGCACCATTACAGAATATGGCAGGGCATAATGAACATAGAGAAGCCATAAATAAAACATACAATCGGCTGCCTGTGGCAAATCAATCTCTACTGAAAGCACAGAATCGTAACAAGCAGATGCGTACATCACAAAAACGGTCGACGAAGCAATCAATACTGAAAAAACAGCATGGGCAGAAAAAAGGGTCGACATATAAAAGAGTATTTACATAATATACTGTATTATCGTCCTCGCCATACTTTCAGAATTGCGGTGTTATACTTCGCCTGGTGCACTGCTTGTTGTGCGATATCAAAGGTGAGCGTATTGGAATAAAAGGCACTGGGATACTCTGTAATGTTTCCAAAATTCGAGCAATCCTCTGCCGTCACGAGCTCTTCAAAAAACAGAATGACACCAAAGATGCGTTCAAAGGTTTCTCTTTCTTTGCGATTGCGAATCGATAGGACCAGTGAAGAAAATAGAGAATATTTCTCTTCCAGGGATTGAACCACTGCTAAATCAATCATGGTGGCGGCGCCAAAACACCCTTTCCAGAAACTGTTAGGGGTCCCAAAAAACTCAGACAGTGCCTCGCTGTTTTTCAATAGTGACAAATACGTTTTGATTTGATTTCGATTGACCTTTTCCGTACTGTAAAAATCCCAGTGAAAACAGACTGCATTTTCCAATTCTTCATTTCGAAATGCGCGATTCAAATACATACTGTCATGCATAAAAATCATTCGGTCAGCCCATTTGTGCTGTAAAAAGTAGTAATAAGGCAAAATCTCACCCGCCCCATTGTACTGACTGGAGATGACATCACAGTTCACCAATTTTCCATTGACAGTATTGATGGTAGAATTATCATCAATGATAATAATCTGATTGGTATAGAATTTGCGAATGGAATTGTATGAAGTAATCCATAAATCATTATCTTTCGTGTTATTGATATTTCGCAAAATTACAAATACGTAGGATTTATCGTTGTATTTCAGTTCTTTGGCCGATGAAAAGGTAGACTCGATTTTACGGGTGACATACTGCTGTCGGTCCATGACAAAATCACTGCTAGGGTAGATTATCTCATTCATGATATCACGGTCTTCTTCCTTGGGTTGAAAGGATTCAGACAGAATCACCTGAGGACGCTCAAAACGCTGTACAATGTGTGGACGTAATTCCTCTGGAATCTGTGAGATATCACGTCGTCGAGGAATATGCCGATTGGCCCAAGAGGACATGTACTAGGTGCCATTTTATTTTTTAACATAATTATAACTCATAGACGAAGCGCCTGTGTCTTTTACAATCACTTTTTTTACAGTTTTCCGATAGTAGAGAAATGGGAGTAACCGGGTCGCACTGTTGCCACTGCTTTGAAAAATGGTTCGTATTATCGGAGCCAACCGCTCTTCAAGAGAAAGTTACTGCACTTGAGAAAAAGTATGTCACGATGGAAACCAACACCAATACACTGCATACCAAGTATTCCACACTTGAGCAAAAAGTAGAGCAGCTTCAAAAAAAGCTGACCAGTACAATGACAGAGTTGGAGACAGTCACTGCCAAGCTAGATGTAGTGGAACAGAAGGCATCCAATATGCTATATGGTCAGCAAGAAATGGATTGTGATATGGTCGTGATACAAGCTTAATTAAATCTAACAACATTATATAATGAATAACGTGTTTGGTCTAAATTATTATGTCTTCTGCATTCTGGTCTTAATTGTGGTTCTCTACTTTACGAAGAACGTCCGCGATGAAGGTTTTTTTGGCATGTCACCTGGTACGATGGACCAGCTCTCCTCCACGCATGCTTCTACCATGAATGATGTGGTAGAGAATGCGGTGCAGGCCAGTTTGATTCAGCGGGGCATTTCACAGATGACAGAATCGGGGTACGGCGATCAACATGAGGCATTTGAAAACAGCCGTAAGGAGAAAGAGAATGAACAGGAAGACCCGATGCTAAAAGATTTATACGATTCCATGAATCTCACTATGCAGGCATAATGGTTAGGTATTGTTGCTCTATTTCGGAAGAAACCCACTGAATGACAGGAGGACCATCAGGATACGCTGCGTAGGGAATCCCTTTTTCAGTGGGTTTCTCCAGCGATAATAATCGGTGCAAGGCATGCAGGCGACGCTGAATAGGATTACGAATATGGCTGCACTGGGTTCGCCCGAGTTGTTTCCATCGCCATTCGAGTTGCAAGGCACTTCGCCACTCAGGGATGCCCGAAATGAAACAGGCCAATCGCCAGGTCTGACCTTGTGCCACCCTCATGCCTGTGGCATGTGCCCCGCCTTTGATTTCCTGATTGTGCTGTCGCAGTCGATGCTGCACATCCACAGTGGCACCAATGTACGTGTGGCCCGCATCGGTATACAGCATGTAACAAAAAGCGGCCATTTGTAGAAGACAAGATAATATAAAGTAATCATATTATGAATACTTTATATGATTACCACGGTCGTCATTTTTGGCAGTAATGGGATGTTAGGTACGTATTTGACACAGTACCTACAAAAGAGATACCATGTGATTTCACTCACACGAGAACAGTTTGAGATTAGAGTGGATACATTAACAACACTGGACCGCTTTCTAGCCGCGCTAAACATCTCTGACAGGACATGTGTCATTAACTGTGTGGGATTGATACCTCAGCGGATGACTTCTGACAGAAGTGAGAATGATTATTATCTAATCAATACCCTATTCCCCTTGTATTTGGCACGGGTTTGTCAGAAATATCATACACCCTTCCTCTGTCCTAGCACGGACTGTGTCTATACAGGTCATACTCTAGGACAACAGGGACAGTATAAAGAGCCAGATTTTCATGATGAAACGGGGGCCTATGGTATGAGTAAATCGCTGGGTGAGCCGTCCAATGCCACGGTGATACGTGCCTCCATTATTGGTGAAGAGGTGTACAACACGTGTTCGTTTCTCCAGTTTGTGAAGAACAGCAGGGGCACGATTCAGGGATGGGACAATCATGTGTGGAATGGAATTACGTGTTATCAGTACTGTAAAGTGGTGGATAAAATTATCCAGGAAAATCTATTTTGGAAGGGGGTACGTCATCTGCATTCGCCTGCGCCCAAAACCAAATATGAGCTGGCCTGTCTCATTCGCGATCTCTATGAGGTGCCTGTGACCATTCAGCGTGTTGAAACCCCGTTCGCAGTGGATAAAACACTGTCCACCATCTATATGACGAACACGATGATGGAGATTCCGAGTCTAGAGCAGCAACTTCAAGAGCAAAAGGGCTATCTGACTGTATAAGCACCGAGGTGCCATCTTAAAGCACAGTCATTCTATCTTATATAAGTATGGTCACAAAGAAAACTGTCGTATCGATTACAGGAATTCGCCCCGATTTTATTCGGATGTGTAGGGTGTTTGCGGAGCTTGACCAGCACTATCATCATATTATGATTCATACGGGACAGCATTTTGATACCCGTTTGTCAGATGTATTTTTCGAGCAATTGGGGATTCGTGCCCCTGATTACATTCTGAATATGGGCAAAGAATCCAGCAATCATTTCGAGCAACTGAGTTATTTGACACAAGAAATTCCTAGACTATTTAAAGAAAAAGGAATTGTGCCTGACCTGATTGTGTTTTTGGGGGATTCTAATTCGGCGGGCGTTGCATTTCCTTTAAAGAAGGAGGGATATCGAATCGCGCATATTGAAGCAGGGATGCGCTCCTATGACAAACGCATGTTGGAAGAAATCAATCGAACCGTGTGTGACCATTGTAGCGACTTGCTCTTTGTCTATCACGAAGACTACAAACAGCAGTTGGCTCAAGAGAATATTACGAAGAATGTGGTAGTGGTGGGTAATACCGTGGTTGAACCCTTCCTCATGTTTAAGGACAGTATCCTACACTGTCAAAAACGCAAGGATATGATTCTATTGGACTGTCACCGTCCTGAGAATTTTAACTATAAGGACCGTTTGCAAAATATTTTCACCTTTGCACAGCAGTGTATCACCCGATACCAACTGCCTGTCAAAATGCTGTATTTCAAACGACTGCAAGACGCCATTAACCGAGAGCAGTTGGACCATACAGGGATTGAGATGATACCATTGATGGGTTATCGAGAATATATGGAGACAGTCTATCACTGTCGATTTATTATTAGTGACAGTGGAACGGGTCAGGAAGAGCCTGCACTGTTAGATACGCCTGTGGTGGTACCTCGTGATTTTACAGAGCGTCCTCAGAGTTATAAGTATCATTGCAGTGTGAAACTAGATGCGAATCAGCTAAATACCGAAGAGGTGTTTGGCTGGATAGCAGCGGTAGAAGCGGGAGAATTACAGATGGAGAAGGGATGGTTGGGGGATGGTCAGAGCAGCCTGCAGATTGTGAAGGCGATTCAATCTTATTTGGATTGCAACTGACGAATCATGTACAGATATTTATGACAAACCGTGGTGTCAGGATGAATGCAAGTATCATCAAAAATATTAATAAATTGTTTGGTAATTGAGCCGCCGTTGTACCAATGAATACCAAATGTATCATTTTGTGTATAGTCATGAGAAGTGATAAAAAACAGATGATAGTTTGTACAGATATAGGGATACACCATGGAAGTAGAGAGACAGACAGCCGATTCTAATGATTTTTGATACAGGCATTCTCTCCACAGGTCAGGACCAATGCCTTGATAGTTCTTGACATCATGGATTCGCGTCTTCACTTTTTCGTATAATTCAGTAATATATCGATTCTTGGGAGTAGACAGTAGTAGGCCTGTGGCAATGGTGTCTTCGTAGGAAAAGTAATAAATATCCACAGTAGATTCAAATAAATAGGTTGGGATAGGTTTAATAAACAGGATATCAAAATCAAACCATAGTCCACCATGTTCATATAGTTTAACAATTCGTACAAAGTCAGCTTTGTGAACAATCGACAGTTGATTGGAAATCTGGTATTCGGTTTCAAAGGAGATAGGAATCAATTTGATGCGCGGACTGATGGCCACAATTTCTGCTAAGGATATTGTTTTATTGATTTGTATAGAATGTTCTTGGGTAGTCCATGTCACAAAGGTAGAACTAGCAGAATCGGATGTATAGATAATGATTTCTTGATGGGGGTGTAATGTACAGAGAGATAGAATCGTGTAATAATGAAGCATCGATAATTGGTCCCCTTCCCAATATGTAAATATAATACGGGGAATGGTTGACATTTATATGAGTATAATACATCGAGTTTAAGTTAGGTGTATAACTTAAACTTTATGTACACATCTATACACCATATGAACGAAATTACAATCGATTCAGAAGTATATCAATTGACGCAGCCTTTTCCCTATGCGTATCAAGATGCGATACTGGATGCCACATTTGCAAAAGAGCTTCAGACTGAAATTTTACAAATAGAAGACAGTGCCTGGGATCGGTATCAAAACCCATTTGAAGAGAAATTCACCCTGCGAGACAAATTTAATTTTCCACCACGTCTTCGCCAATTGTTTCAAGAATTAGAATCGGAGAGAATCGTGGCACAGTTATCTGCATTATGCGGATATCCACTT